TTAGGTGTTTTAGGTGTCTTTGGCGGTAGACCTAACATACTTCTCATTGAACCTGCAAGTGTACTACCTAGTCCTGTAATTGCACCTGTAATAGTGCCACCTAAACCTGTTAAGGCTGCAAGTGGTAATAACAATGAGCCTATACCCTCAAAGAAGCCTTTGTCTTCTTCACTCTTGCCACCTAACAATTCGTTTGTAAGTTTAGACTCATCATAAATCTTTTCTAGTAAACCAGATGATAAATCAAATTGTTTATCTGACTCTCTTTCTTGTTCTACCTGTTCTTCGCTGTCGCCACCACCAGGTAAGAAATCACCCATGCCCATAGTTTTAGCAGTTGCTCTTTTTGCTATATCTTCTTTATCGCCTGTGCCACCTGTATCAGGTTGAGGTGCTGATGTATCGCCACCACCTGATTTTAAATCTCCTTTGGCTGTCTTTCTACGTAATTGTCGTTTCATCTGAAGGCCACGTGCTTCTGCTCTCTCCTCAGACTCTATCGCTCTTTCTATTTTCTTGCCTATGATAGGTACATTTGTAAGACCTACACGTTTAGCAAGTTTAAGTGGTTTTAATTCTTTCTTAAAATCTCTAAATGCTAATGATAATCTAGTAGCAACACCTAAAATCTTCTTTAATTCTGCATTTGTTTTACCTACGGTCTCTTTGATGTATATAATTTCTTCATCATTGAGTACGCCTTTGTTATATAAGCCCTCAAATTCTTTTATACTCTTTTCTGTAGTAGCGGCCTGTGTCTTTGCCTCATCATAATCCATACCTTTTAATGCGTCAAGGTCGCTCACGGTATAGTCTATAACAAAGTTAACTATATCCTGTCGTATATTTGCCTTGTCAAGCTTCATCTGATTTTGATACCCAGCAGATCGTTCTAATTGTGCTTGATACTCCTGCAATGAGTCAGATATAGCAAACTTCGGATCAGATTCATCTTTCTTTTGTTGTTTTAGAATCGATTTAAAGTTTGCTGCTGAAGCCTTTTTAAAGATTGTAGATTGAGGTATTGCCATTATTCTTTATTCTTAACTTTTGATGGTTTACCATTTACATATATTGCAAACCAACCTGCACCAGCCCCTACAACTACTGACACTAACCCTGCCTGTGCGTTGTTAGGATTCTCTAGTGCCATAAACCAATTGATTACATCTAAAAATGCCCAACCATAAGCAAGCATTAATAGTCTTGGTACTAGTCTCCAGTTTGACATCAATTCAGGTATCTCTACCTCAATGAAATGCCATATTGATTTACAACCGTGTTTAAAACCTGCCCAACCTGTTGCGAGCCAATTTTTTAAAAAGTTCATATTATCTCCCTTGTTTTTGTTTCTCTCTAATTTTTTCGTTTTCTTCTCGTATATGCTGTACTAGAAGATCAACATATATTTCCCTCTCCCATGGTAACATCCCTTCTAGGTCACCTAATGAGTATTTATGGTATTGCATTAAAGCAAAGTTTGTCCTATAAAAACTCTCTAGGCTTTCATGTAAGAGGGTAACTGAAAAAAATCAGACGCCCCTTGTAATAACATCTCATGCTCTACACCTGATTTAGGATTCTTGTATTTGATTGTATGACTTATGATAGGCAACGTTTCAAAAAACTCTTTTAATTTTTTGAATTGTGGCATAGTCAAGTTATCAACAAACTGCTCTAATTCTTTTGGGTCAAGGTCTCTTGTTTCAAATACCTCGTCACCATTATAAATTTGAGCAATACAATCTCTCATCAAGTTGACCGATAAGTCTATGATAGTTTTCTTATCTGCTACCTCTAGCACGGTCGGCACTTTCATTATCACACCATAGTCTTTTGTAAAAGGTATATGTGTGTTCACCTTTTTACTAAAGTCTGGTTTTACTTCTTCAACATTAAACTCATAATCTACAACCTGTGTTTCATCATCTGGACATTTTAGTCTTAATTGTATCGTTTCACCTATTGATTTTGATCTTATGTTTAACCATAACCATTCAAAATCATATACAGGTAACTTCGTTACATCAATGTCTGTCAGCACACACGTTTGAACCGTATTGATAAGAGTTTCAACCATCTCTTTCTCAACACCGTTTTCTACAGCCAATAATAAAATCTTTTCTTCTTTTACTAAAAATGGCCTATATTTAACCTTTGCACCGTCTGATAAAACCACTTCATGCTCAGGCGTCTTCATAAAATTAAGCATTATTTACTCCTTTAATATAATATATCACGTATAATTTTAGGGTCTGGTAGACCTTTCGGGAACACACGTCCTCCCGTTACTCGCCCAATGGGCAAATTTCTCCTTAATGTTTCATAGACTTGTCTACCTGCTCTACCTATTTCGTTACCTATACCGAAAGGTAAGTTATCTAAAAAGTTAGCCTGTATCGCTGTAGTGTTTTGTCTATATTCTAATCTGTTTCTTTTGTTTCTTCTATTCTCTACATCAAAACCTTGTCTTAAATAGTTCCATGCTGTTGTAGCATAGTTTCTGTATGTAAATGTTACACTTGTTTTTACTATTTGATTTTGAGCGTCATATGCCAAAGGTGTTGAAGCAATAGTTTTAGGCCATACTTCGTACATCTGTACCTGATATGATGAGAAGCCAGACGTGTTACCTAAACTCTTACGTATTGTCTCCCTATCTTTTACTGCGTCACCTGATGGTTCAAAATTAGCAAGGGCTGCTGTAAATGATTTTGTTAAAGGTGTAATCGTAATCATACATGGCGTAGCATAATCGTCATAGTAACCTACGTTATGTGTAATAGGATCAACTATAGAGTTTTGCCATGCCTCAAAATATAATCGTTCATCATAATTAACACCTGTGTAAAATTCTAATGTAACCTCTTCAAAGCTAACGTTCTTTGCTATTGCTCTTTTAGGACCATAGTATGTTTCATTTACATCATCTGTAATAGTTTTACCTGGTAATGATACGTTAGAGCAGAATAGATCCATTCTAAGCTGTAGATTGTCTTTTATTGCGCCTGCTAATCTAGCACTCTTTGTCATTCTAGCAGCAGCTTTCTTACTGCCTGTAGGATCAGCATAAACATAATCACGTGGTAATGCTTTACTTTGTGGTCCGTCAATCGTACATAGAAACTGCGTAGGTCTAGCCAACCCACCACTTTGTGTTAGTCCTGATCTAAATTCATTGAATACAGAATTGTAATTAGATGATACATTGTTATGTGAAAATCGTTTATTGGTTTCTGTTACACTAAATTGTGGTTTACTAGGTGGTATACCTAATCGTATATCCATGTCACCTATTCTTTTACCTATATTAATTAATGACATTAAATAAATCTCCTACTATCTGCATAAACTCTTCCTTCAGAAGCCTTTTTAAATCTTTGTACAGGTAGATAAATTGCTGTTGCAGCCTCGTCAGCATTTATTCTTAAAAAACCTGTCTGTACATATGCGTACAAATATTTCTTTATCGTTGGTTTTACTATTTTTATATTTTTTACATCATCATAGGCAACTTCAAATCTTGTATTCTTATCAAATCTTCTATCAGACGCTGTTGCCTGCATACGTTCTAATAGTCTAAATCTTAATAGAGGTGGTAGATAGTGAAAGTTCATACCCATAAACCCACCTGATATTGGCTCTAATGGCAACACTAATGGGAACACGTCATAATAAGGTAGAGTTTTTCTTAATTTAGGATTGTACCCAAACAAGTTCAATCTGCCTACGCTAGGACGACCATTTAGTTTGTTTTGTCTAAACAATTGTCTAGCAGTTGTACCACTCGCTATCTTATTTACTTGCGTTCTATACCAAGTAGCAGATTTCTGAGCGTCTCCTGCTCTTTGTTTGATTGTGTCAAATACACTTGCCATAGTACTATTTATGTTGATAATAAATAGATTCTATGAAGAAGTTGAAGAATATAGATAAACGTCCTTATTCAGGTATATACAAACCACTCAACCCACAGAAATACAAAGGTAACGTTAACAATGTTATTTATCGTTCTAGTTGGGAGAAACGTTTTATGATTTATTGTGATAAGAATAGGGCAGTTGTAGAATGGGGTAGTGAGGAAATAGCAATTTCTTATCGCTCAATTGACAATAGGCCACATAGATATTATCCTGACTTCTACATGAAAGTTAGACAATCAAACGGCACGTTCAAAAAGTTTATTGTTGAAATCAAACCTAAAGCACAAA